GTGGCCTGATCTTCCATGAGATGGAACTGGTTGCACTCACTGGAAACACGATGTTTGGCGCCGATCCTAGTATCTGGACTTCCTACACGGAGGATGGATTAACCTGGAGTCAGGAGCGAGTCTGTAAGGCCGGCCTGACTGGTGTGCGTGGCAAGAGGCTCTCGTGGCTCCAGCAGGGACGTATGAGGCAGTGGAGGGCACAAAAGTTCCGGGGCACAAGTGACGCACAGCTTGCCGTGGCCCGACTAGAGGCCAGAGTTGAACCGCTTGCTGTATGATCGAAGGCCCGTACAAGATCACTCGCAACGAGCTGGCTGAGTTCTTGCCATCTCAGCGAGCCATCCGGGCTTTTGAGCAGCTTTTCGCTCTCATCCCGTCCAGCCTCAATGACAGCGCAGCTATAGTTGAGGAGGTCTCTGTAAACGCACAGAATGCCGATTCTAAGGCCGTTCAAGCACTGTCCGCTATAGACAGGTTGGCAAACGCAGTCGAACTGCTGGCACTGGCACCAAACAGCATCCCTGCATTTCCTGAGACTGACATCGTTCCTCCTGTCACGGTGGTGAATCAGCAGCCTGATATTCTGCCTCCTGTCATCAACGAGGTAAGGCGTAAACGGTACGGAGTGTTTCACAGCACTCAACTCCAGACTGCCACTGTCATCAATACGGCGTATCCAATGACGCTGGACGTGACAGATATCTCGTATGGCGTTTACATCGGCACTCCTAACAGCCGTGTCTACATTGATACTGAAGGCTTTTACAACTTTCAGTTTTCAGCTCAACTCGACAAAATATCTGGAGGAATAGGATCTGTCTTTATCTGGCCCAGAATCAACGGCGTTGACATTCCAGATAGTGCGACTAAAGTTCGCATTCAAGGCAACAACGCAGAGACAGTTGCCGCGTGGAACTTTGTGTTGCCAGTAAATGCCGGAGACTACTTCGAGCTTGTCTGGAGTACAGATGACCTCGATTGCCAGATATTTGCCTCGGCAGCAAGTCCTCCGGTCCCGGCGATCCCTTCGCTGATCCTTACTGTTACCGACAACATCTCTTAACCTATGGCAGTTACAGTCAAAAACATCATTCCACCCAAGCAGGCTGAAAACACTCAGACTGCCCAGTACACTGCCGTAAACTGCAAGACGATCATCGACAAATTCACGGTGACGAATACGAACACGGCTAACGTGACGTTCTCGGCCAACCTGATCGCTTCTGGTGGTTCTGCTGGCAACTCCAACCTGATCGTTAAGACTCGCTCGATTGTGCCTGGGGAGACTTACCTGTGTCCTGAACTGGTTGGTCAGGTTCTCGAAGCCGGCGGATTCATTTCTACTCTGGCCGGCACTGCTACTGCGCTCACCATCACCGCATCCGGGAGGGAGATTACCTAATGACCTGTAATGTCCTAGCGCCAGTTGATCTGACAGACCAGATCGAGGAAAGGCTTTTACACCTTCCCGATATAGACTGTCCGGTGCTGCATCACTTTGGACCGGGAGTTTATATCCGCGAGGTCAGGATGCCTGCTGATTCTCTTGTTCTTGGTCACAAGCACAGGAACGCTCACACCAATATTCTGGTGCAGGGAAGGCTCAAGTTTTTGAATGAAGGCGGGGAAGTTGTGGAGCTTGTGGCGCCAGCCGTGTTGACATCTAACCCCGGGCGGAAACTGGCCTACATCATCGAAGACACGATTTGGCAGAACGTCTACGCTACAGATGAGCAGGATGTTGAAAAACTGGAGGCTGCCTTGCTCGATAAGAGTAGCGCGTGGCTGGAGCACAAAGACCGAATCTTTAAGCTGCAAGAAAGCGCACACGATCAAGATCGCGCTGACTTTAGAGACGTTCTGAATACTTTTGGTTTGGACGAAGAGCTTGTCAGTTTTATTTCTCAGCAGGAAGAGGATCAGATTCCTTTTCCTGCTGGATCAGCGCCAAAGGTTACGTTGCGCCCAAGCCCAATTCACGGCAAAGGGATGTTCGCGTCTTTCCCTATTTCGGCTTTTGAGGTCATTGGCCCAGCAAGACTCGATGGCAAACGGACTCCGCTTGGCCGCTACACGAACCACTCTGCAAATCCAAACGCATTCTTTGTAAAGAATGACGAAGATGATATATATGCCATGGCCTTCAAGGATATTCGAGGATGCCAAGGTGGAGATAATGGAGAAGAGATTACAGTAGACTACCATCAAGCATTAAATGTTAATGGCCTTTGTGCGAAAGGAGATAAAGAATGAGTTCAGTTGTTAAGATTGTTGGAGGTGGCGCTGCCCTTCTAAAGGGTGCTGGCATTATTGGTGGTGCCGCAAAAGGTCTTACTGCTGGAAAGGCAATTTTAGGCGCCGGAGCGCTTAGTGCTGGTGCTTCCATAATCAGCGGAAACAAAGCAGCAGACGCTGCCAAGGAAGCGGCACGAACTCAAGCGGCTGCTCAAAATACAGCAATGGGCGAGCAGCGGCGTCAGTTTGAGGCTATCCAAGCTCTGCTGAAGCCCTATATTGATGCCGGCAAAACCGATTTAACGCAGCCATACATCGGTGCAGGCCCAGGCGCGTTACAGGCCATGCAGGGACTCGCTGGCTTGCGTGGAGCAGGCGAGCAGCAGGCTGCCATTAACCAGATACAGCAGGGAGCACAGTTTCAAGAATTAGCCCGGCAAGGGGAACAGGGAATCCTACAGAACGCTGCTGCCACTGGTGGACTTCGAGGCGGGAACGTGCAGGCTGCTTTGGGTCAATTCCGTCCTGCTCTACTCAACCAACTCATTGAGTCCCAGTACGGAAAGTTGGCCGGGTTGACGTCGCTTGGATCGACCTCGGCAGAGAACCTACTACGCCTCGGTCAGGCATCAGCAGCCGGAACGGCAGCAGCCGGGCAGCAGTCTGCTCAGAACATTGGAAACCTGATGGTGGGACTAGGGCAAGCACAAGCTGCTGGACAGATTGGAACGGCAAATGCGTTTGCACAAGGGCTGACGGGGGTAAGCGGTGCTATTGGAGGAGGACTACAGAATTATGCACTCTTGAGTACACTTAATAAGGGCGGTGGCGGAAGTTTGTTTGGGAGTCCTGGCATGACTGATTCACTCGATCCGTTTCAACGCACATTTGGTGCTGGAGCATCACCTGAAGGTTAATTTTTATGGCCGGACCCTACGACTACTCGATCAACATTCCGCAGCCCCCGGCTCAGAACTTCCTTCAAAGCCTGCTGGGTATTCAGCAGCTTAAAGGGCTACAGCAGCAGAGCCAGTTGGCAGAGCAACAGGCTGCCATACAGCAGCAGAATGCGGCTTTCCAGCAGCAGATGCAGCCGCTTGAAAGGCAGAGGCTCGAAGCTGCTATTGCAGCGCAGAGGGCTAATACTGCTCAGTCTGGCGCGGCGACTAACCTTCTTGGAGTTCAGACTACGGCAGCGAAGTTAGGACTTGCTGACAAGCAGTTGATCTCGTCAACGCTTCAAAACTACTTCAACGACGAGACAAAAACCGTAAAGGATCTGGCTCCTATTCTGCCGCTTCTTGACGCTACTGCTGTTGAGAATCTGGGCAAGGCAGAGCAGATTCGTGTGAATAACGAGGTTTCTGCACGGCTGAATGAAGGGAAGGAAATTACTGCAAGCGATATTCGTGGCTGGTCAAACAGGCAGACATTGCTAAGAGGGCCGGAGCAGCAACAGTTTCAGCAGAGCTTCCTTGCCATGACTCCCCAGTTTCAGTCCGCTGCAAAGAGTGGAATGATCAGCGCAGTAAACGCTGCTTTTGCTGGGAACATGGGCGAAGCAAGAAAGGCAGCAGCAGAAGTGCAACAGGCTTTGATCAACAGCAAAGACTCAAGTCCTGCTGCAAAAGCTGTATCTAATTCTTTTGGAAAGATAGTGGATCTGATTGATCAAGATCCAAATCTTCCAAAAGAAGTCTTGGCGTTAAATGTCGTAAACGCAGCAGGCCTAGTTGGTGACGAGAATCTTTCCAGGCAAGCCTTGAATATCGTCAAGGAATTTGGCGACCAGACTAAGCCCGGTGGCTCCGGCAAAGGCAAGGAAGTGGACATGGACATGGAGGATCTAAAGAGGCAAGAAAAGAAACTCCAAATCCAAGAGCTTCAACAAAAACTAGATCAAGTAAAACCCGAAAAGCCACTTCCGTCGTCTTTATTAAGAGCAAATGCCGAAATTAATAAATCTGTTGATTCTGCAAATGAGATGGCAGACAAGCTAGAGCAGGCTTCAGAAGCAATTAGAGGACTTCCTTCTAGAGGGTTTTTGAGTGAAAAATATCTTCAATTAAAACAGGTATTTAGAGGAGTCGAAAACCCAGAAATTACAATAAGAAATAACGCAGCGCAGCTTGCTGGGCTTGGAATGCTTGGAGCAGAAAAAACAGCAATGGGAGGAGCAATCCGAAGCAATGTGCAGTTTCAATACGCAACAAGCAAACTTCCTGACGCATATCAGTCACCTCAAGCCCTTGCAGACAAACTTGCAGCACAGGCTCAAGTTCAACGCAAAATATCAAAATTGATGGCGATTGATGCCGAGTGGAACTCTGCGTTTCGTGGAAGCCAAAAGGCAAAAACTGATGAAGAGATTCTTGGGTACAATGTTCCTGCCGGCACATCTAGGACTCAATTTAAGGAAATGGTTGCAAAAGAACTTTTTCCGTCTCAAGCAAATCAGTCTCGTTCAACTGCTCCAACAAGCAACTTGGGACGCCCAGTCAGCACTGGAACTTTGCCGATAGCTCCTGCTGGAGGGGTGTTTACGATTGATGGGGTTGAAATGAAGGTCGTTCCAAGAAACAAGTAAAAATGCCTACATTTACTGTTACAGCAAACGGCCAAGAGTACGATGTAGATGCTCCAAATGAGGAGTATGCTGCAAAAGCAGTTGCGCAGATGATGAAGTCTGCGCAGCCTGCTGCTCAGTCTCCCATTGAGCGTCCAGACCTACTCACAACTGCGCTTGAGTTTCAAGGCCGCCCAGCAGAACAAGTGGGAGCCACTCTTGCTGACCTTGTTCCTCCTCCTGAACTGGCTGCTGACCTGCTAAAGGCAAAATCTCCACAGGGGGGAATGCTAACTGAGTCGAATGTGCAGGCAATCGTGTCCCAGCTTGAGCAAACTGGCTCGATTCGCGACGTGCTCAACAAAGAGGTCGCATCTGGAGGACTGAGTCCAACGGCTACACTTGACCCGCAACAGTATCCTGTGCTGGCTCCAATCTGGGAGCAGTACAAGCAGGAGATGGAGCCGTCCATGATTGGTGCTGCCGCTCGTGGTGCAGTCAGTCAGGTTGGACCAACGGTTGGTGGACTTGCTTTAGGTGCTGTTGGGTCAACGACAGGGGTAGGGGCACTGCCAATGACTATTGCTGGAAGCGTATTGGGAGGAATGGCCCAGCAAGAGATTGTTTCTGAGTTTCAGACACCACAAGAACAGCAGGCTGCTCAGGCTCAAGCGGTTTTTGACGAGGCTCGCGCTAGAGGTTCAAGAGCAATAGGAGAGGCGCTTCCTCAACTTGCCACCATGAAGCCGGCTATTGGCACGCTGCAAAAAGCGATTGCAGGCGATCTTGGCGCAATTGGTGCAGTTGCTCTTGGATCTGCCATTGGAGGGACTATTCCGGCAGCCATGGGCGGCGGAACGGAACGCACAATCGTTGGCGCAGTGTCTGGTGGTCTTCTTCAGCCAAGGCAGTTCATTCCAGGCACAAGGATTCCGATTGCAAGCGCACTTCAGCGTGACATTCGGACAGAACAGGCTGCCCAGCAGGGCGCACGTCGTATTGTCCAGGAGTTTGCCACTGAAGCAGGAGGAGTGCCTGAAGAGCTTGCGCAACGCATAGAGAGAACGGCTCCGGTGCTGATGTCTGAAGGAGTGACTCCTTTGACAACGGAAATCTCTGGGAACGAGGGTCTGATCTCGCTTGGAAACGCTCTCGCCAATATCAACAAGTCTCTTCTTAGTGTTCGACAAAGGTCTAGGGAGGCAATCTCACGAAACATTGGTGAAACACTCCAGCAGTCTGGAGCCACATTTCAAGAGGCCAAGGCATTCCTTCAGCAGCAAACGCAGCAGCTTCGCGACGATGCTATTGCCGCTAGAGATGCGTTTATCAGAAGGGGGGACCAGCAGGCTGCAAGCATTGTCGAAACGGCCCTAGCAACAGAACGCGCAGCAGCAGAACGGGCCAGCCAGAACCTTGCTACTGCCGAGGATGTGCTCGACACGATGAAGCAGGCCCTTGAAACGGCCAGAATCAAAATTGCATCGAGAACTGGAGAGCGTGACCGTGCAGGTGCTTTGGTGAAAGGAGTTTGGGAGCGCGAAAGAGTTGATGACTTAAAGGATGTAGACAAAGCGTACGAATCACAACGAGTTTCCACGCTTACTTCAGATGCCAAAAACGCCTTGGAAGCGGCTCGTCAGGCCGCTGGACCAAAGGGAGCTGGTCTATTTGGAGATCTGCCTGAAAAGATTAAAGAGATCCTAATTAAACTTGAGCCTAAAAAGGATGTTCAGACGACTGTAACTGTGCAAGATCTCAGGTCTGGTATTGCTGCTATAAACGGCAAGATTGGAGCATCAATGGATGCAAACGAGATTCGTTTGCTAAAGATGGTCAAGGAGGGCTTCGAGAAGGACATTGACGCTCTTGGAAGCATTAGCTCTGAGATTGCTGCGGCAAACCAGAAATACAGGGCTCACAAAGAGAAGTATGGTGGCAAAGTTGGAGATGCTGTGCGCTTTGGAAGAGTTGAGGATTCAAGGACGATTGACGCCTATTTGTCAAAGCCACTAGAGATACAATACCAATTTAGATCCTCTCTAAAAGAAGATCCTCAAGCCCTGCAAGCTGTTCAGGACTGGATCATCAATGATCTGTCAACTTCAGTTGGAGAGAAGGCAACACCTGCAAAGTTTAACAAGTGGTTAAAAGATCGAAATGTTGAAGGTTGGCTTGAGGTTTTTCCAGAGGCTCGCGCATCTGTTGATGCTTTTGCGAAGGACGTTGCACAGGCCACTGAAGCGGTCACGTCTGCTGAAGGAGTGCGTCGTACCTTTGTGCAGGAATTGAAGGGGCTTGGAGAAGAAGCATCTCAGCTTGCAAAGGAACAGGCTAGGGACATCAAGAAAACCACTGCATTTCAAGCTAGAGAGCGACTTAAAGAGCAACAGAAAGAAATTGCAGACAGCGCCGCCTCAAAGATACTCAAGAAAAACCCTGTCAAAGCCATTTCGGAAATGATGGATTCAGGAGATCCAGAGGAGTTTGCAAAAGATCTAATGCGGTCTGCCGCAAAAGACCCAACTGGAAAAGCAACAGAAGGCGTGAAAAACGCCATGTACCAGTATTTGAAGCAAGAAACTGCGTTGCTTGGAAAGATTGCATCTACAGCAGAAAATCCAACTGCAACAGTCACGATGGAGCAGTTTGAAAGGTCATTCAAACAGCTCAATGAGATCCTGGTTGAGGACGGAGAAATCAGGAACGCTATTACAACAGTTCTAGGAAAAGGCAGCAAGGAGCTTGGAATGCTCGACCTTTACCGTGGACAGCTTGAAGTCATGGAACGATTCCGCCGGGCTGCTGCCGGTCAGTCTGTGACAAGTCTAAACACCCAGCTTGCGCAACGGTTTGCAGAAAGCGAAGCCAAGAACATGCTTGGATACTTCGGCAGAATTGCCTACGGGCTTACTCCGCCAGGGCTAAAGCAAGGCGGGACAGGAACTGCTGCTCGTGCTGCTGGCGCACTGATTGATAAACTGATCTCAGTCTCAGGTGATCCGTCTGGAAGAGCCAGAGCAATTCTGGTAGAAGCAATGACCGATCCAGACCTGATGGCTAAACTGCTTCGTCCCCTGAACAAGGACACGCTTCCAGAAGCCAAGACGCTCATCAAACTTTACCTAGTGCCCCAAGGCGCAGAACCTCAACAGGAGTCTAAATAATGTCCTCTTCCATCGTATCTCCATTCCCATTCTTCACTGACACGACAGGAGCCCCGCTAGAGGGCGGGTACATCTACATCGGCCAGTCTAACCTGAACCCAGAGACAGCCCCTGTAAACGTGTTCTGGGACGCTGCATTGACCATTCCTGCTGCCCAGCCTGTTCGTACTGTTGGTGGCTATCCAAGCAGACAGGGAACGCCTAGCAGGTTCTACTCTGCGACTGACACATACTCGATCACTGTCAGGAACAAGAATCGTGCTCTAGTCTTCTCTGCGTTTGACCAGACTGACTCGCCTAGTTCGGTCTTCGACATCTCCACGCAACTCATCACTGCTACTGCGAGCCAGACTACGTTTACGCTGACCGTGTTTAGCTACCTGCCCGGTACTGACACGTTGCAGGTCTTCCGAAATGGGCTCAGGCTAAACCTTGGTCTGGACTACTTGGAGACGAACTCCTCGACTGTGACACTGACTGCGCCGGCTGCTCTTGGTGACCAGTTTTTGTTTCAAGGTGGCACAGTAGTAACCGGCAATCAGGTTCCCGGATCGCAGGTTTCGTTCCTTCAAGCCGGTGCAGGCGCTGTTACGCGGAACATGCAGGACAAGGTCCGCGAGAGCGTGTCTGTAAAGGATTTTGGAGCGGTGGGAGATGGCGCTACGAATGACGCTCCGGCAATTCAGGCAGCAGTTACAAGTGGCGCTGTATACGTTGCGTTCCCTCCCGGAAACTATAGAATCACATCTTCAATTACTTTAACGAGCAGCGTTAGTGTTGTTTTTGAATCTGGAGCATACACTTCTGGCACTGGCTCCATTTCTGGAGGAACTATTTTTCGTCAATCTGGGTCTGGAGCCGCAACACGATCCCAAGCAGCGGCAGTTGCTGGATCAGTTATGGGCATAGAGGGAATTGTTGAAGAATCCGAATACTCATTGAAGGGAGAAGCTGGAATCTGGCCCGGAAAAACTTTTACATTTCAAGGAATCAGCAAAACATTTGATTCTGGATATAATTCCACAACTCCATCTCCTGCTACTGCTTTGTTTGTATTTGCAAATAACAAAAATACAAATACTGATGTTGTTGGAATAATGTCTGATTGTGTTTCCAGAACAACTGACGACATAGTGTTTGCTGCTAATTTTATTGCTAGAAACGACTCTGGTGCAAACAACGTAAAACTTGTTGGATTAGAGATTGATATACAACCAGCATCTGGAACAACAATTAACAGCAACTCAATTGGGCTGGCATTAAATATATTCACAATACCAACATCAGTACCAGCAATTCAAATTGGAGGTGTTAGTGGGGGAAGTTGGAATAATGGAATTGTAATAAATGGAGTTTCTGGAGCCGGAGTTGCAGCTCAATCTGGGGCAACAATGGCAACCCTCATAAATGCAACTGGAGGGACTTACAGTGATACTGCGATAAGGCTTTCAACTGGGATCACAAACGCAATTTTCTTTGGAGTTGATTTTGCAAATGGATCACCACGAATTTTTGGAGACTCTTCTGGGAATCTAAAAATAGATACAGGAACTGCTTTTGGTAAACTTTTGCTTACTGGTAAAGCAAATATGTCTGGATTGCCAACATCTTCTGCCGGGCTTGTTTCTGGAGATGTTTGGATAAATGGATCTGTGCTAAATATTGTTCCGTAATGAAAACAGTCACACTCACTTTTACTCAAGAGCAACTTCACATCCTTAATGCGGCCCTTGGAGACGTTCCATACCGGGTTGCTGCACCACTGATCGCTAGTATTAACAGCCAGATTCAACGGCAGTTTCAGCGCGAGGACGACGACGCACCCACCGGGAGCAACCACAACCTGCCACAGACTGACGCCTCACCAAACAACCTATGAGCAGCAAATCTTTTCAAAACGCATCAAAGCTCTGTAACATTGTTGTTCCGGGGCAAAACACAACAGCGGCACCAACGGTTGGATTTTACTTTAACCCACTTGTAGCAGAGTCTGTTTACACAGGCATTTTGGGCACAAGCTCTGCCCCAATAGCTACTAATGGAACTCCTGCGTCATTTGCAAAGTATAGCTCCAGAGGAGATGTTTCTGGAACGCAGAATCCAGCGTGTTTTGCAGTTGGATATAAGACAGCAACATCAGCAAACAGCAGAGTTCAGGGCTTCTATGGCGAAGCGATAGATTCCGCTGGAGGAGTTGGAAGTTTTGTTGAAGGCGGGAGATTTGCTGGAATCAACGTAACATCCGCACTAAAGGGTGATGTTTATGGATTGATTGCTTTGGCACAATCTGGAGATACCACACATACACCAGCAAGTGATTATGTTATTGGATGTGAATCAGAAGTTATAACTTACAATGGAGATGCTCCAGCTCCAGTTTTGTTCAACATCAACAAAATTTCATCTTCATTTAATGCTACTGCAAGATTGGGCAACCGTCCAAGTGCTGGGTTTTTGGTGAATCCATTCAACACGACCGCATCTGCTCCACAGTGTGGTTTTATGGTTGGACCCGGGCAACAGGGGATTGGCACAAAGTCAGTAAACCATACTGCGTTTGGATGCTATCAGACAGGATTGCAATACGGTCTTGATTTATCTGTTGGCTCTTACGCACAAGCAGCCGTTCTGCTCCCAAATAACTCTGTGATTCGTTGGAGAAACGCGGCTGGAAATGCTGAATTAAATTCGCTTTTTGTTGGGACGGACAACAAAATGTATATTGGCTTTGATCTCGATACTGTGGTTGTGTCAAAACCGCTTTGGTATGACAACCAAGACACATCACCTACCGCTGGAGCGATTGCTGGATATGTTGTGACTTACATTAACGGGACTCAGCGCAAGATACCTTATTACGCAGTATAATGAAATCAATTACACTTACCTTTACCCAAGAACAACTCCAAGTACTCAATGCCGCTCTTGGTGAAGTTCCATACAGAGTCGCTGCTCCGTTGATTGTCAGTATCAACAGCCAGATCCAGCGTCAGTTTGATCAGCGCGAAGACGACGATATG